CGGCCGTTATATCCAGCAGTTCTTCAAAGAGCGCAGGCCGCCCCGCGAGGAAGTTCTGGTAACGTCAAGGGCTGTCCCGATACCGGGCAATATCGAAAGCTGGGCAATTTTGCAGGCCCATTAAAAGGAGTTGAAATGAAAACTGTTAAATATTTGGCAGAGAAAGGCTGCGAGGTCAAAGTCAACGGAAAATATTACAGCGGCGATGACGTAATCCCTACTGACAAAATCAGCGAGGACGAACTCAAGAACCTTATCGCCGCGCGGTTCATCAAGAAAATCACCCTGAAAGAAGATGACGGCGGCGGCAATGGCGGAGAGAAATCCGTTGATGAAATGTCAAAGGAGTAACTCAAAGTGAAAGCCAAAGAACTCGGTTTGGATGTCGGTATGTTCGACAACGAAGAGGAAATTCGCCGGAAGATAAAAGAAGCTCAGGGCGCGGCATAAATGAATTTTAAGGAAGCGGTTGCCATTGATATTGAAAATGTTTTTTTCAATACAAATGAGTTATCTGAAACTGTTACTATAGATGGTCGTCAGGTTCCTATTATTTTGGATAATGATGTTTTTGATAAAAAAACAGATATTCAGGCGGCTGCTTTATCCAACGCCGAAGAATTGATTTTCATTAAGGCCGGTGATTTAAAACGCTTACCGAATCCGGGCGATCAAATTAAAAAGGATGGCAAGGAATGGTATGTAAAACCGCCTGTTGTGAGTAACATGGGCGTGTATGAAATACGGATTGGCAGGAAAAAACTGTAAAGAGTGGGATATATGGGTAATTGGAACGGCGAAGGCAAAGTACACACTAAGAGCAAATCTCACGGCAATATTGATTTCGGTACTATAACAATGTTCCAATGGAAGCCTCGCGACTATAAAGTATTAGTTGCAAGATTTGAAAGAATTTGTGGCAGCGGAAACAGAACGGCAATCAGGGAAGCCATTAACAGAGCAGCGTACAATGCCGCGCAACTCGGCAAAGCTGAGACCAAAAGACTCCTTGCCGAAGTTACTACGTTAAAGGTTACTGACATTGCAAAACATATAAAAGTATATAAGTACGGCAGCCCATTAAGCATGGATATTGGTATGAAAATCAGCGACACCGTTCGTCCGTTGTCTAATTTTTCGTTTACACCGGCAGGGCCTAAGTATAGAACTGCTCCGATAGTAGAAATATACAGAGGTAAAAAAAATGAGCTTGTAAAAGGTGCGTTTGTGGCCAGAATGCCGAAAAAAACCGGCCATATCGAAGTTCTTGAGCGTGAGAAAAAGAATGGAGAGTATGTAACGCGCAAAAGTTATACCAGCGGAGGCGGCTTCAATATGAAATCGAAAGAACATGTTCATCTCGTGAACCCGTTTCTGGCACCTGCCATTACCGGAATATTCAAAGAAAACGAAAAAGTTCATAACGAAGTATGGGAAAAAATCTTTTCAACATTTGAAAAAAATGTAGAAGATGAACTTGCAAATATATTAGGTGGTAAAAAATGATTGAATTTATCAACCGCAGTCCTGCCGGTTTTACTGATATGCTCTGCAAACGTCTCGAAGATTTGCTTGCTTCTTTCTGGCAAGAAGCGGAAAATTTTGACGATGGCGACAATGAAGATTACCACATACCCCATGTCCATGCGCAGAACCTGCCAATCAGTTTGACAGCAGATGATGAGAGAAATAAAACAAAAGATTTTCCGTATGTTCAGGTTGTTTGTAACGAAGGAGTTATTGGTGAATTCTCAAATGCTTTTAATGGCTCCGAATTACATATACAAATTTTACTTTTCGGATACCGGAATGATCCTGATCATCAAGGGTGGAGAATATCCCAGTCAATGATGTGGCGCGTACTTCAAGATTTACTTGACAACACAGTTCTTGGCGGGTACCAGCTTATAGAGCCGGTTAAATGGTCTCTGCCAATCAGCGAAGAGCCGCCTTATTATGCGGCAACGATAGAGACAATATGGAAGGGGGCTCCCCCCGCCGTTGAAACGCCAAACGAAGGCGTTACGACTGAAAGAACAAGAAATGAAAATGTATTTCAAACCAATTAGGAGGTAAATATGGCATACATGCACGGGGTATATATACTTGAAAGCCCAACAAGAATTCAAGTACCTGTTCCTGTAGATTCGGCATTGCCGGTCGCGGTGGGCGTGGCTCCAGTTCACAGACTGGAGAAACCGGAAGAGGCGGTAAACAACCCGTCTCTGAGTTTTAGTTACGGTGAAGCTGTTGCGGATATGGGATATTCAGATGATTGGAAATCATTCCCGTTATGCGAGCTTATTTATTCGCAGTATCGGCTTCACGCGATTTCTCCGTTAGTTCTGATTAATGTTTGGAATCCGCTTAAAGACGCAGAAACTATAACGGAAATGAATCTACCGGTCATTAACGGTACTGCTACCATTGATGACGCAATGGCAATGATCAGTACAGTGATTGTGCATAACGGAACAACAGACAAATATATCCGAAACGAGGATTATTCGCTTGAATATGACGGCGATAAACTTCTAATTAAAATTATAGAAGACGGAGATATTCCGGCAGACACAACGCAATTAAGTATTTCTTACAAACAGGCTACGGTTTCCGGCATTACAAAAAAGGATATCGCAGGCGGTGTTGACGAAAATACAAACAAGCGTACCGGATTGGAGCTTGTTACTGAAGTTTTCCTTTCGTTCCGTAAAGTTGCGGGGTTTCTCCTTGCTCCAAAATGGAGCAGTAATCCTGAGATTTACGCGCTGATGTGCGCAAAAGCCAACAATCTCGGTTATGGATTTACGTGTATTGCGTTAGCTGATTTACCTACTGACGGGAAATACAAAAATTATCGCAATATGCCAAAATGGAAAAATGCCAACAGCTATGTCGATCCTCTGTCATTTTTAACATGGCCGTGTGTCGCGATCGGCGATAAGGTTTTTCATGGTTCTACAAGGCTGGTTGGAATGTTCGGAGAGGTCGATAATAAGAACGGCGGACTACCGTATGAACAGGCGTCAAATAAAGCGTTGGTTATGACGCATATGTGCGATGAGGACGGCAATGTCATTCCGATGCTTTCTGACGAGCAGGCCAATTACCTCAATGAAAATGGAATTGGTACATGGATAAATTTCGAAGGCTGGAGAGCATGGGGGGTTGAAACCGCCGCATTCCCGGGCAATACGGACATAAAAGACTTTGAGCGCAGCGTGCGCCGTATGTTTAGTTATGTGCAAAACGTTGTAATACGCACAATGCGCCAGAATGTTGACAAACCTACGACAAGATTATTTATTGATCGGGTACTGCTGACGGCGAATGAATATTTAAATACTCTAAAAGCGCGCGGCGCAATTATAGGTGGTTCCGTAGCGTTCCTACGGGCTGATAACAATAATCAAAGCATAATGACCGGGTTATTATACTTCCGTGTAGAACTAACGCCGCCAAATGCCGCAAAGGCGTTAATATTTGACTTTGAGTACAATCCTGATCTTCTTGAAGGTCTGTTTAAATAAGGAGGTGCGAAAATGAGAGAAGGCATAGCAACAGGAAATAATGTTTACAAACTTTATGATGTTGAGACCGGCAGAGCATTAGACGGCGCTGTATCAGTGGAACTGCCGTCTTTTGAATTAACGTCAAATTCATTTAAAGGCGCGGGAGTGGGTGGAGAAATAAATGTTCCTAATCCCGGAGTAATGAGCGCGCAAACTGCTACAATATCCTTTCCAAAAATTTACAGTGAAATAACTAAATGTATGGAACTTGGCACTACAAGAACGCTTGATTTGCGTAATGAGATTATTGTGAATAACAAAGATACTCATGCGCTTGAGAAAGTTCCTGACCGCTGGGTTTTGAAAGGACCGTTAAGCCAGGCTAATCCGGGTAAAGTAGAACAAAGCGTGGCAGGAGATTCATCAGTCGTAATGCAAATATATTATGCGCATCATTGGCTGGACGGAGATGAAGTATTGGAGTGGGATCCGTTCAAAGGGATTTATACAGTTAACGGCAAAGATTTAATGGAAGAAACACGCCGTAACGTATTCGTGGGTTAATAAAAGGAGAAAAAAATGTTTACAAAAACAGTAAGCGTAAAACTATCAACACCTATAAAGTGGGAAGGTAGGGAAATATCGGGAATAGATTTGGAGTTTGGAAGAATCAACGGCGGAATGCTTAATAAGTGTGAGCGTGAAACATCAGGAAATTTGACTGCGGCAATGAGACCGGTTAGCACGGAATATACATCACGTTTGGCATCTATGATTTCTGATGTACCATTAAGAGCGATTGAAAAAATGCCTTATGAAGATTTTGAATTAATTTGCAGAATTGTTCAAAAATTTCTGACAGCGGACGATCCGCAAGAATACTACAATGATTACATAAAAGAAAATTTGGGTTTTACCAGTCCGGCATCTCTACCGGAGAATTTAGAGACAGTAGGAAGTACAACGATTTCGTAATTTTTGATTACGAAGACCCTTGCGGATATATCAAAGATATAATTGTCGGGCTTTCAGTTATTACAAAAACACCGATAACAGATTTACAAGAAATGCCGTTATCAGAACTTTTTGATTATAACGCAAGGGTTGAAAAGGTAATTAAGAAATCACAAAATCCGGAGCAATGATTTATGGCAGGTTCAAAGAAAACGTTTTGGGATCTCGCTCTCCAAATAACCGGAGATGATAAAGGCGCTAATGCAGCCCTAAAGACGGTTAAGAACGAAATCGAAAACATTAAAAGAGCCAGCCAACAACTCGGTAATGATTGGAAAACTTTCAGCGGAAACGCTACAAAACTTACTGTTGGAGCTGTTGGGGGTATTACCGCTATAACTACGGCTACTATAATGCTTGCAAATCAATTTGCTGATACCGGATCACAAATTGGCAAAACCGCGTCAACTATTGGTATGAGTGTGGAATCGTACCAAAAACTTCAGTATGCAATGGATCGATCAGGAGTAAGCGCTGAAACGTTTGATGCGGCAATGCAAAAATTTTCATTGACTGTGAAACAGGGCGCGGCGGGTAATCAAGCAATGGTAAAACAGCTTGCGGAAGTCGGTCTGTCCGCAAAAAAACTTGCTGGTATGAAGCCGGAAGAAGCAATGATGCGATTATCGGAGTACATGAATTCATTACCGGATGACGCGGCAAAAACAAGGGCTGCTGTAGCGTTATTTGGAAAACAGGCCGGCCCGGAAATGCTTGTTGCTATGAGGCAAGGCAGCAAGGGCATTGCCGAATTAATGGCAAAATCTGAAAAGTATTTCTCATTTACTCAAGATCATATATCGCAAATAAAAGAGTATAAAAACGCTCAAAATGATTTGAAGGATTCATTTTCGAGTCTTAAAAACCAATTCATCGCCGCGTCAATAAACCCGTTGACAGAAGCGTTTAAAATATTAGGCGATACTTTATTAGAGTTTGGGCCGGATATAGAAAGTATCGGTAAAAAATTTGGCGAATTTGTAAAAACGGCGGTATCAAAACTGCCGGAAATAATTAAGGCTATCAAAGAATTCGGGTTATGGGTAAAAGACACTGTAATAAATGTGAAAAATTTTGTAGGCGGATGGAAAAATCTTGGAAAAATAATTGCGGGAATTACTATAGCACCTACATTTATAAGTGGCTTAAAAACTGTTTTCTCATTAGGAAATTTAATAAGTATTGCAATGAAAAAAATACCTTTTATTTTGGCAAACATGGGATTATCCGCAGCTCCTATAGCGGGCGTGTTACTTCCAGTAATAGGGATAGTCGCTGGTATTGCATTGGCAGTTTATACTGTAGTAAAAAATTTTGACAAATTAAAAGCATATGCAATGGAATGTTTTGAAAGAATTAAAGCGGCATTCGGAGCCGGAAATAAAGGTGCAAGTAATTTTACAGAAATATTAGGCACGGTTAAAAAAACTCTGGGTGTTGTGCTTGACATTCTCGAAGTGACAATGCTTTACGCAATAAAGACAGTAATGAATGCTTTAACAAGCGCAATACAAATTGTTATTGGCGCGTTTCAAGTATTTTGGAATGTAATAAAGCTGATTTTCTGGCCATTAGAAACAACCATAAAAGTTATTATTGGATTATTTACAGGCGGTTGGTCTGGCGCTGTAGATGCGTTAGGCGGTCAATTTATAAAATTAGGCGAAATATTTTCAAATATTTTTAACGGTTTTAAAACTATAATCAGCGGAGTTTCAGATTTTTTCATAGGACAATTTAAGAACGCTATTGAATTTGTAGGTAAAATTATTGGAAGTTTATCTGAAAAGTTTGAAGGGGTTAAAAACTTTTTCGGCGCAATAGGCAAATTTTTTGGAGGCGGTGATAAAGCTGTCAATATACCAAAACACGCAGCCGGAGGAATATTCAAGGTTCCGCACATAGCGCAAATTGCTGAGAGAGGTGCTGAGGCGATTGTACCGTTAAATAATAGCCCGCAAGGATTTGATATTTGGAAAGAAGCCGGAAAATTAGGCGGGTACTTTAAAGCAATAAGTTCACAATCGCCTGTAGCGTCTCCTGCCGTATCCGAGCCGCCGATAAAAAACCCTGAGAAATCCCCGCTTATGTCCGCAGCGGCTCAGAGTATTTCATCGGGTGATACTGTTGTCAAAGTAGAATTTAAAATGACAAACAACTTTAATGGCGGTACTCCTAATGCGGAAACTATGAATCAGATATCTGGAGCCGGACAAAGAGCGGCGGATGATCTTGAAAGCAGAATAAAATCAATACTTCAGTCAATTGAAAGGGAACGCGGGAGGGTAGCTTTTTGATTAAAGAATATCTGGCGCCCCAGGGATCGGTCTGGGATCAAATAAGTTACAAATTTTACGGCGATGAAAGATTTATTGATATTCTTTTAGAAGCGAATCCTTCTTTACGTCATATTGTACAGTTTGAAATACCGGCTCTAATAATAATTCCTGACAGGCCTACAGTACCGCCGAATTCTGTTACTTTATTGCCTCCGTGGAAGCAGGCGGTATGATATGTTAGCAAGGAATTCTTTTTTAAAAATAGAAATTGACGGAACCGACATTTCAAATAAAGTCGCTGATCACGTTCTTGAATTTACTTACATTGATAAGGCTTCCGGAGAGTCTGATTCTGTTGATTTAACTTTACATGACCGTGATAGTTTATTTATTGACGCATGGTATCCAATGCAAAATACCGGAGATGCAAACGGTTCCTCGGATTACAACGATATCGCTCAGGCGTTACAGCGCGGAGTTAGTGACGAAGAGCTGCAACGCCTTATTGACGCAAGTGATTTAACACCTAAGCAGGGAGCTGAATTACAACGTTTTACAAATTCAGCGACATGGCCGCAATTCATAGCTCAAAATCCACAATACCGAGGCGAAAGCGGAAAATTAACTTTAATTAATGATATTAAAGGTACATCACCCGGGCAGTCTCAAAGTTCAGGTTCAGGCGCAATAACTTTCCGCGCAAAAATATGTGTGAGAGATTGGATAGAAGACGGAGATTATGATGAATTGGACACCGGAAAATTTAAAATTGATTCTTGCAGTTTATCAGGCCCCCCTGATCAATTCAGTATTAAAGCGGTTTCTATACCAATATCATCTAGCTTAAAGCAGGAAGAAAAAAATAATACATGGGAAGAAGTAACACTTCAAAAAATAGCCCAATCAATCGCGGACAAAGCTGGTGTTAAATTAATGTACGAGGTTGAAACGGATATCCAACTCGACCGCGTAGATCAACAGCAGCAAACAGACATGTCGTTTCTTTTAGATTTATGTGTTAAATACGGCGTAGCCCTGAAAGTAACTGACGGAATTATTGTTTTATTTGAGGAATCGGTTTACGAAAAAAAAGATATTGTTGATACTTTTGATAAATCAGAAATAGGCAGTCGTATAACGAACTATTCATTCGCACAAGATACGAATAATACAGTAAGCAAAGTCGAATTATATTATAAAGACCCAAAGTCCGGAATTGTCGCTCAAGGAGAATTCGCGCCGCCGAATCCTCCGGTAACAGGGCAAAAGCTGGTATTAAATGAACGTCCCGGAGATTTAAGAGGAGATAATTTCAGAAATGGTGTTGATAGCGGTTCAGGTAGTTCTGGCGGTACTCATGATACCGGGATGCATCCTTTTAGCGACATAACATCTGATTTTAACAGACCGAGAACGGATGTAACAGATAACGCCAATAGAATATGCAAGGCGCGATGCAGGGAAAAAAATAAAAAAGAATGGACATGCACATTGACTTTGTTAGGCAATGTAAAAATGTGTGGGGGCGTTAATATTCAGATAACAAATTGGGGAAAATATTCCGGTAAATATGCGGTAGATACAGCGACACACAAAAAACGCGGCAAATATGAAACTGAAATAAATTGCCACAGGGTTTTAGGGTATTAATATGTTACATCAGGGGCAGGCAACACAACGTGATGTAAATTCCGCGTCAGCACGGGTAGGATATGACGATCTTAGCGGGACCGTTTCCGGATTTATGCAGGTATTGTTTCCCGCTGCCGGAGGTTGGAATTTTTTCTGGACTCCAAAAGAAGGAAATCAGGTAGTAACAAGCCGTCTGCCAAACGGCGCCGAAGAGGGATATATATTAGGCCAAGTTTATACGGCCGGAAAAATGCCGCAAGGCGGGAAGCCTAATATTATTTTAATTGTAAGTGATGACGGTAAAAATATTGTTAGATTTGACGCTGATAACGGTACATTGGATTTAATTTGTGATCAAAAAGGAACATTGAAATTCAAAAATCTTGACATTAAAGTAAAAGAGCATACGCATATAAAAACAGAAACATATCATTTGGAAGTAGAAAAATCCGCAAAAGTGGACATAGGTAAAAATTTATACACAAATATTGGAGGGAATGAAAGTAAAGATGTTGTTGGAAATGTAAACACTAATATCGGCGGAAATAATACTGAAATAGCTGCGGGCGTAAATATAAATAAAGGTTCTCAGGTACGTCATAACGAATAGGAGAATAAATGGCACAAGTAGCAAGATTAGGAGATAAACATAGCGGCATTTGCGATCACGGGCTGCCGTGCTGCCCTCATAACGTAATAGGTGAAATTTCATCCGCAAGTAAAGATGTTATATCAAATGGGCAAAGAGAAGCGCGCTTAAATGACAAGGTTACGCATGATTGTCCGCATTGCGGAACAGGTTACATTTCTTCGGCTTCTTCTTCAGTTTTTAATAATGGCATAGGTGTGGCGCGATTAGGTGATTCTGTTACCTATCCGGGCGGCGGCGGAACAATAATTACTGCCAGCGGTGATGTTTTTGCGGGAGATTAAATGTTAATAGGTTCTTGGGGTAATTTTATTTTTGAAGTCTCAGGCGATATTGCTAAAACATTCCAGGAACTAACAGAAAAATCTTCCGGGCGCTGGGCTGAACATGAAACAATAAATACCGCTCCGTTATCTGAGTTTTTAGGTCCAGGTCTTGATGAATTGGAATTTTCAATTATTTTTTCATCAGTGCTAGGCGTTGATCCACAGGCAAATTATGAAGTGTTAAGAATTGCTGTAAGAAAAGGGGAATATTATCCATTTATTATCGGGGGCTTTCCGTTAAGCGGTAATTTTTGGCGCATTAATGATATTTCAGGAACGTCTAAAGTCTTTAGTAATCGAGGCGGGATAAGGTGGATGGAGTTAAATGTAACCGCAAGGGAGTATAACTAAAATGGAAACAATAGATAGTTTGCCTTCAGGCGTTAATTTCGGATTAACAGGTGTTCCGGAAGTCATGCAGAATGTCCGAACCATTTTAACTACAAGACGCGGTACTGTTCCCCTTGATCGTGATTTTGGTATAAGTTTTGAGTTTTTAGACAGCCCTATTAATACAACAAGAGCCAAGGTAGAGCAGGAAATATTTTTACAGTTAAAGAAGTATGAGCCAAGAGCAATTTTAAAACAAATTTTGTGGGATACTAACTTACTGTCAGGACAAATTTTGCCTACGGTTAAAATAGATATTAATTTAAGTGAAGGATAATAATTATGGCGTTTAACGATTTCTTTTTTTCAGAAGTTGACTCAAGGAAAATCCAAGCTCTTTTGCAGAGAATGTATGAAGAATTCCAGCGCGCAAACGGTAATCCTGGGTTTAGATTAGCCGCGGGAAATCCGGAGAGGCTTATACAATTAACAGAAGCGGCCGCATTGACACAGGTAGCGGTAGATATTGATAAAACAGGAAAGGGAAATTTATTATTTTTTGCTGATGAAACAACTATTGAGTATATCGGCGATCTTTACGGTGATAGAGGAAAGCGTTTAAAAGCGTCTTATGCGCTTACAACAATGCGTTATAAGTTATCAGTAGAACGCCCTGTTATAACGCCTATTCCCAAGGGTTACCGCTCAACACCGGATAATAAAGTATTTTTTGCAACACTAAAACCGCTGGAAATACCAGCAGGCGAGCTATACGCCGATGTAGAAGCGCAGTGCCTAACGCCCGGAATTGAAGGCGATGGTTTTGACATTGGCGAAATTAAAAATATGGTAGACCTGATTCCGTTCATGGCATCGGTTGAAAATATTACGCCGTCAACAGGCGGAGCGGAAAAAGAAGATGTGGAACCATATAGAGAACGTTTACGAATGCTCCCGGAGTCTTTTTCTGTTGCCGGGCCAGACGGCGCTTACGAATTTTGGGCAAGAACCGCAAACTCTGGAATTGTAGACGCAAGGGCATGGATGCCGGAATTGGATATGCAGTCTTTTGCCGATTTTCTTTCACCGTGGGGAATAACAGATTCGGCAGGTTTTTATAAAGCGTTATTTGATTATTTCAGGACAAGCGGGACGGGGCCGGGGAATGTCGATGTAACCGTGCTTATGAAATACGGAGAATTGCCGTCTGATGAAGTTATGCAACAGGTATATGAAACCTTAACTGATAAAACACGCAGGCCGTTAACAGATTTTGTTCATGTGATAAAACCAACGCCGATTGAATTTGATGTTGAATTTGAATATTGGATTGAAACTGAGCATGCAACAGAAGTAGCTTCAATAATAGATGCTGTTAATAAAGCAACAGAGCGTTATATTTCATGGCAAAAATCAAAATTGGGATTAGATATAAACCCTGATTTGTTGCATAAGCTATTAATGGATACTGGCGTAAAGCGTCTGGATATTAAAAAACCGGAGTTTAGAATTCTTAAACCAATCGAAGTAGCACAGTTTACCGGCAGCAAAAATATAATATATTCCGGATTAGAGGATGTGTAATGGATTTAAGTAATATATCAATACTTAATTTAATGCCGCCTAATTTGGCAAAAGACCACGAAATTAGAATGCTTGCAATGGCATTTGATGAAGTGTTACGTGGAATAATAAGTAAAATTCCCGATGTGGCTATAATCCCAAATCTGATACTTAAAAAAATAGCTGATGAAACATTAATTGATCTTCTTGCGTGGCAATTTCATGTAGATTTTTATGAGCCTAGCTTGCCGATAGAAGTAAAGCGCGAATTGGTATTGAAATCCCTGGACTGGCACTTTCGTAAGGGAACGCCTTCTGTTGTTGAAGAAATTGTATCAACAGTATTTTCAAAGGCAAAAATTGAAGAATGGTTTGAATACGGCGGGCTTCCTTACAGGTTCCATGTATCTACAGAAGATGAAATACTTGACACTAAGACTATAAAAAAACTTTTAAGAGCGATTAATTCTGTTAAAAATACCCGAAGTTTTTTAGATACCCTAAACCAAGTAATTGATTATGATGTTGTAGTTTGTTTTGCAACTGGCGCAGAGTTTGTAACCAAACAGTATATTATTGCTGATGATGTTAATTTTGAAGATGTTACAGATTATGGAGTAGTTGCTCCTATGATGTTAACTAAAAAATATATAATCGTTGACGAAGCTCCAATGCCTGATGTCGTAATGGATAATTGAGCAACAGCAACCCATCAAATAATAAAGGAGGTATATTAAAAATGGGTAATATTCACATGGCGCTAACGCTTAAAGGACAAGCGTTAAATGCCAAAATTCAAGCTGGAAATGGCGACATACCGTTAGAAATAACACGTATTGTTTCCGCGTCCGGCTACAGCGAAAATCCGCTTGAATTAGATGATGTAATCAATAAAGAACAAACCGCGCAAATAATAAAACGTAAAGTAACAGGCGTTCGCGCGGCTATTGAAATTACATTATCCAATCAGGGAAACCCGACAACTGGAGAACCACCGCTTACTGCCGGATATACGCTATCACAATTCGGTATGTTTGCAATTGACCCGGACGAAGGGGAAATTCTTTACAGGATCAGCCAATTTGACACGCCAACGTATGTACCCGCGGCGACTGAGATGGGCTGGGTAATAAACCCGACATGGAATTTTACCGTAGGAAATGCCAGCGAAGTAATTGTTACAATCGATCCAACAGGCATGGCTACAGTAGGCGATCTTAATAACCACATTGAACAAAATGTCATGTCTCAAAACGGAGTACATGGTCTCCGGTATTACGAAGGGGTTTTACAAGCATTTAACGGCAGGGAATGGGTTAATATCGCAACTGGAGAACTTCCTCCACCCCCTCCAATTACCGGACAGTTCACTATCGAAGATGGTGTTTTATTAAATGATACATCTTTCGGCTCAGTGGCGCCAAACGGAGTTGCTAATACATTATGGTTTAATCCTGGATTAGCAACTGTAACAGACGAAACTTTAAATCTTTTATAAGGAGAAAAGATCATGGGAAATGTAAACAAAATTATGCTTGATGGTACTCTTCATGAAATTGAAGACACTCAAGCGCGCGTTAAGGCTGATGCCGCAATACAATCGGCGTCAAATCCGGTAAATGAGCCGTTTCTTGTAGCAAGCGCAAAGCGTAGGCTCACAATAAAGGGCGGTACAAAAATCATGCTCGGTTCAGACCTATTTTCCCCGCACGAGGATGCGGAACTTAATATTCCCAACATACTCGATACCGGAAGCCTTACAAACGGAAAGGACTATTTTCTCCACCTTATACATGGTGGAGCTGGCCTTACTATAGTTGCAAGCTTAAATAAAAACGCTCCCGTAGGGCTTAATCCGGCTGATGTTAAGCGTATAGGCGGTCATCATACGTTATGCGCAAATGCCGGAACAGGAATAACCTATGTAATGGGCGGCGAAACAAAAAATCACACGTTAAACGGTTTTGTCGCAAGCGACATATTGCCGTACACGGTTTGGTGCCTTAATCATCTGCCAATAAGCGAGCCGGAAGGGATGTTTTATGATCCTATAATGGATCATTGGGTTGACATATACCCGTTATCTGACAGCGGGTTCGCGACAAAATCAGCATACCAGGGCGCTATTACAAGAAACCGCCAGTATGTAGATTTTGTCGAAGATTTAATCTGCGTTAAAAAGCAATTGCTCAGCGATGAAGAATTTGCTTCCGCGGCTATGGGCAGCAATGAGAAAACAGCGGTCGCCGGAGCAAGCGACGCCGGAGCCACAAGCGGCGGCGCGGGCGGAAGGTCGGACACTGCCGGTCGGAGAATGATCTCGATTTACGGCGCGGAAGAAATGTGCGGAAGCTTGTGGCAATGGCTGAGAACGACATCGGCTGCCGGGTATCAGGGATATATGGACCCGATGGGAAGCGTAACAACGTCCAGTTATGGACCGTTCACGCAGAGTGGCGA